AATCTGTTCCATGATGTTCCAGTTTGTGTTAGTGAGAGTCCCCCACGTACCAGCCTTCTCGCCGGTAGTCATGAGTTGAACCCCTAAATTTGTATAATTTGAAGCCATATTTTCTCCTATTAAGCCGCGTGTGTATCTTTTGTATAAGCGGTATAGCCAGTGATGTCAACACTTGTATAGGACGTGGACCCAGTTATGGTAGTATCTGTATAGGATGTGGACCCGGTAATAGTGTCAACTTCATAATGTAAAGGAGAAACGGTTCCTAACGTAGTTGTTGCTGACTGTCCTGTAAGTCCCATCACATCAGCTGGTGTAATAGCTCCTACAGCACTCGTAGCTGAAATTCCAGTAAGTCCCATTGTTTGAGCTGGTGGAGTAATTGCTCCAACCGATGATGTTGCTGAAACTCCTGTGGGCTGAACAGTAGGATTAGATGTGATGTTTACACTTCCCTCCGCCGTAGTAGCAGAAAGACCAGTTAAAGAAATTGTATGATAGGACCTTGCAGTTGGTGTTCCAACTGAAGTTGTCGCTGAAATTCCTGTTAAAGGAACTCCGATTATTGTAGTTACGGATCCAAGGGCAGAAGTGGCAGAAAGTCCCGTCAATGATGCAATCGTCTCTGGAGTAACTGTAGGAGAGCCTAAAGCGGAAGTTGCGGAAATTCCTGTAAGTCCCATTTGTTGTTGAGGAATTACTGGATAGCCCCAACCATAATCACTATTATTCCAAGCAAGCTCTCCCCATCCTGGTGTAGGAGATCCTAATGCTGAAGTCATGGAAAGACCTGTAAGAGGAACTGTAAGTGCTGATTCGCCCCAGTTTTCAAATCCCCAAGTATCTCTACCCCATCCTTGTTCATTGAAAGCTACAACACTTCCAAGTGATGAAGTTGCTGAGAGTCCTGTTAATGTAAGAGTGACGTCAGCTTGTTGACCCCAGGTATTCTGACCCCAGGTTGTTAAGGCTTGATTCCAAGTGTTAGCCATAAGGAAGGACTCCTTACGCTAGCTGGATGATCGCTGTTGATGCAGCTGCTGCTGGAAATTCAATCGTGAATGTTCCACTAGTAACTGTTTTGTCCCCACCAAAATTGATAACAATGACGGATCGATTAGTAGTAAATCCTGTAATAGCAGTAGTATTATAAAGCAAACATCCTCGTGCAGTAAAACTAGCCGATGTCCAACTGGTATCGGCAAAATCACAAACCGCGGTGTCACTATCTAAAGTAACATCAATATTTGTTAAAGTATTTCCTCCGCCTGAATATCCTGAAGATGTAGTTGTAACTTCATAAGTTGAAGTTGGATCGGCAGTGGCATCTGCGGGTGCAGCGTAAACTGTTGTTGATTTACTTAATGTCGCTGAGTTGCTTGAATATAAAGCCAGTTTAATCGTATTTCCGGCAGCCGTACTTCCAGAGGCATTTAAACAATGTCCTCCTTGTAAAATTTCTTCTTTAAAGCTGTTACAAATTGCTGATGTTATTGCCATAATTTAATCCTTTAAGGTGACGGTGATTTAACTGGGATACGAACCGTACCATCAGTGTAATCGTCTCGTCTTCTTCTTCCAAGTTGCATTCCTGCAAACTTCTGTACTTCTTGTTTATACTTGTTTTCATATAGTGTCAATATATCCATCGGTCCTTTTAAATATCCAAAAGCCTCTACTAAGCAGCCATATAAAAGGCCACTAGCAAAGTATCGGCTGAGATAAGTCCCAGAGGTATTAGTCACTAGACTTGTAGGTTGTGCATTATAATAAAGTCTAAAAGCATATGTCGCGTCCGGCGTAGGGGCTAGAAGAAGCCCTCCTGAAGTTGTGTCACTCAAGCCCGTAGCTCCTCCAAACATTGCATAATATTTAGGTTGGCCAGTAACATCTTGTCCTGTAAGTCCTCCCGCAGGTCCTGTTAACTTTGCTACATATTCTCTTAAATAAGTGACATCTTTTTTCTGTAAAAAAACGGAATTTCCATCAGTTGATGAGGTGGAATCAAATACTTCAACAGCACGAACAAACAAAGCTCCTGCGTCAACATTAATAGTATTATTATCAAGCGCAAAATTCCCAGTAGCCATTTTTCTATCAGAATCCATAGGGAGATCATATAAAATTCTATTTTCTGCATTTCCTATAAATCTGCTTAGAACAGCACCACTAAAAACAGTACTGTCTACTTCGGCATAACCTCTAATGTCAGCTTCTAATTCTGCGAGTGTATATGTAGCCATAATTAATAACCCCTTTGTACAATAGTGTTACAGCTTGAGCAACTCTTCATATATCTTTTATGAACAGTGCAGTGAGTTGGTTTTGGTTTGGGTGGCGCTACTGTTGGAACTTCTTTTTTACCAAATAATTTTTTAATAAATTTAAACATTATGATCTATCGTTTACGGGTCCACCGAAAACAAAAAATCCTCCTCCTGTTGCTATACTAGTAGCAGCGTTTGCTAAAGTAAAACTAAAACTATTGCTTACAGTTAATGTTGATGGTTCTCCTGCATAAGGAAGAGAACTGTCGATTTTAGTTATTTCATAGGAGCCATAAATTTTAGCCCCTGCTGTATGAGCTGCCGCTGTCGTAGAAACTGGTGTTTCCCCATAAGAAGGAGCAGCCGTTCCTCGAGTACAGCCTGTTAAAGTATTTGTGCTTCGACCGGTATATTGAATAGTTTCACTAGTAATTTTTCCATACTGTAACGAAGATTGATCTGTGTCAGTTGCTTCAATGACAATATATCCTGAGGTAGGAAATTGCGAACCATCGGTTAGTACAATAGAAGTATCTGTAGCTGTAATAGTTGTAGCTAAAGTGGTGCTTAATTCAAAAGTAGATATAGCTACCCCTCCTACAGGATTTTTAACTTGATAAAATCTAACTGCATCTCCAGTAGATCGTTGATGTCTATTTTGGTTTACAATAACTGTAGTGCCTATCTCAGTGGTAAAAGGATTATCATTTAAGGGAGCCGGCGTAGCAAAAGCTACTCTTGAAGGTCTAGCTCGTTGTAAAGCTTGAGGATCCGCACTTGTAGGTTTAGGTTCCAATTGAGGTTGTTTAGGTTCAAATTCTGAAAAATGAACCCACGCGCCATTCCATTCTCTTACCATTTCCAGATAAGGAAAAGCTAATCCAGATCTATCTGAAATAGCAAGTGCATGTTTACCTGAAGCAAATGTAGTCATAATTAAGCGTTAGGATAGTAAACCTTAGGTGCGATATAAGTACTTGTAATATCAGCGTCCTCTTTTATGGCTCTAGCCAATTCATCCTCATAATAAAGTTTTAATTCCTGCGACCTTTGGGGCACATTTTTTTGGGATAAATAAAATGCTAGTCCCGCTGTCATACAAGGTGCAAATCTGTAGGGTACATTACTTGCATTTGTATAAGCACCTGCATCCTGAATTCTTCGTACATAATATAAATTTAATTTATTTCCATCTTGCGCTGCTCCAGGAGTTAAATATACAGTTATAGTTGTTCGATCAATAAATCTTTGAATAAAAAAAGAAGTGGGAGTTCCTTTTGCTGTTTTATTAGAATAGCCTTGATACTGAGATCGACTGACTTCGGTCATTGGAGAATCAATACTTGTAGAAGTAATTCTATAATTAACTTCTAATATGTTATCCATTCCAGTAGCATGTTGAGTGACTGCATCGGCACTTGAATGTGTAGCCGCAGTAGTACCATTAGATCCACGCACAGCTCCTGTAAGATTAGCTGCTCCAGTCAATGCTGATTTTCCTGTGTATCGAATCGTTTCAGATCCTACCGTAATCGTTCCTCCTCCTTGATCAGCGCCAGGCATATCTGTAACTTCTGTTAAAGGAATATCGGTAACCGCTGCATTAATTCCTGCAGACAAAGTCGTTGTTAATCCGTTAGAAGCACCATCAGCCGGGGATCTATATGATGTATAAACACTCGTTCCGTCTACTAAAGTAAAACCTTGATTAGCGATTTCCCAATAATGAAGTCCTCTATTACTCCATTCAGAAAATAAAAGATTTAAAGATCGTTTAGCTGTTTTTAATTGATAACCTGAAACGTTTTGTAAGCCAATTCTTTCGTAAGCCTCTTCTACGATCTCATCAATCGGAAGAGTTTTATCAAATGTATAAGAGTGAGAAGTAGTGTTAGCCATGTAACCCTACCCGTCATAGTATACTGTTATACCTGTGACATCCGCTGCAGTTAGATTTATGTACGCACCCGCACTAAACAGTACTCCATTATCAGGAATGTAAGGGTCTATATTGCCTACTGCACCGGTTAAAGGAATCGTTAATAAAGTAGTTCCTGTTATTGAAGTATTCTTAAAAACTATATTTCCAGCCGAAGCTTTACTTGTACCTGTTAATCCTCTGATTCTTGTTCTTCCTGCAAATACAGTTCCAGTAAGTGCTCCTGTACCCAATATTCCTGCTTGAATATCCGTCGTAATAGATCCTGATCCAACAATACTCGTAACCGTCAAATATTTATTTGCAGAGTTTACAGTACCTGCATTAGGACCTGTAAGAGTTTCTGTTTGAGCATCTCCATTTCCATCAGTTCCAGTGATATCAAAAGTTATTCCACTATTATCCGCAGTTGAATATAAAGTTATTGTTTCTGTAAGATTTCCATAAGGTCCTCCGTCAGCTATAACTAAAGTTGTAGCCGAACCTGATGCAGATACTTGATCAGCATCGACACCGTCCGGTTCAAAAAATTTCGATTTTACGTCTGATACGTTTGCCATAATTCAATCCTTTAATCTTCTAAGCTCCCGAAGGAGCTTAGAATAATTTTTTTATTACGCAGTAGCAAATGGTGTTGCTATAGTTCCTGATCCTTTTAACAAAGAATTATGAACCAAATATGCATCATCATCTATAGCTGTAATTTGTACAACGCTACCTGCGATACCACCTTCTTCTGCCCCTGTCATAGTGATTACGTCGTCACTACCTCCTGGAAAGAAAGTTTTAAAATCACCATTAGTAACCCCAATATTAATCGAACCAACGAACCTATCAGTTCCGTCAGTTAAGATATCCATGTCAGTCGCTGCTGTTTCAACATAGAAATAGAAGCTTGCACCAATATTGTTAAGGTTATTGTAGTCGGTAGAACCGGCTACAGCGCTATTTGAATTTACATTAATTGTAGGTAAAGTAAATTTTCCATCTGCGTCGTTACAAAGTAATATCTTCCCTGCATGATCAGCAACCGTTAAAGTTGTGTCCGCAGTTAAGCTTACCGTGTTAGCAGGCCCTGTAGTAATAAATCCACTCTTTGAGTAGACTGGTCCTGCAAATGTAGTTTTTGCCATAATTAAAATCCTCCTAGTTTAATGAACGTAATCTCTAGGCCGTCGAGTATACGCGTTTACGTTCTTAATTTAATGTATACTGATTAATCTATACCCCAAATTTAAATTTGGCGCAAGTGATCCTGTAGGTTTTGTATGATTTTTGATAGCGCTTAAGTGGCTATCGAAACTTCGGCCTTAGATTCAGAAATCTTATTTCTAAGATCTGCTTGGCGAGCTTCTTCTAATTTGATCTGAGTAATAGTACTTTTAATCTTCTCATCAATTTCGACCATATTAAGAGTATATTTACCGGATTCGTTATACTCCTGCTCCCAACTTAACTCCAAGGACTTCTTTTGTTTGTATAGGTCTTGGATCATTTATAACCTCCTCATAGGTTATCCATTTACGATCTTTCCTCGTAAATCCATTAGACTCGAACTTTACCTCATTTTTTCCCAGTTTGTCAAGGATTGATTTTTCAATACCTTCTGGGGTGTCTTCAGCTGAAACATTAAAATCAGCGGAATAGCCGTAAGCAAGAATCTGTACTCGGAAGTTTTTCATAGTGAATTTCTATCTTTATTAAGTAAATGGGGCGGTTTTGAGGCCGCCCCATTAATTTTCTTTAAGTATTACGCACCTTCAACACCGTAAATACCTCTAGGGTCCGATACGCCAAAAACGTATCTTGCTCTAGCTTTGTATCTTACGTTGCCAGTGTCAAAGTCCCCTTCCATCTTAGTAGTAAGAGGAGCTCTGTCAAAGTGTTTCATACCATTAGGTACATCTGTGATTATGTACCAAGAATCAGTATCTGTAAGGTAGTTGTTCACTCTATAACCTTGAGGAATCATACCCATAGATTTGATTGCATTGATATCATTATCAGCAGTTCCAACTCTACCTTGAGATTTCATCAATCTCTCAGCAGTGAACTGATTAGCAGATGGGACAATCATCTTCACACCTTTAGCAGCGATTTTTAAACCTCTTTCATCAGTTAGTGCAGCGATATCAATTAACGCTTGTTCTAACGATGTTTCGTTTAAATCCGCTTGCGTAGTAAGAGTATTTGAAAATACTCCAGCTATCGTTGGGTGTGCAGTACTAAATAGTGAAACGCTATCTCCTGAATCATAGTTATCTGTAGTAGGTAACCCTTGAATCAGAGGAAATACTGCTTTCACTTGTTTAGTGTTTGCCATCGATCTTGCTAGTGCTTTTGTGTAACGAGAAGAAAGTTTGTCGTACAGGTTATCTTCAATAGCTTCCTCAGTGATTGCAAAAGCGAGAGCAATTGTCTCGTTAGTGTATCTTGCTGTGAAAGTTTCTTGCGCTTGATCAAAAGCAACTCCAGATCCTTCTGGTTTTACTAATGCGTTAGCGAAACCTGACAACATAACTTCTTCTTCAAAAGCTCTGTCAGATGACTCAGTCGTATAAATCTCCGCCGACTGATTTTCGTATTGTTTGTACTCCAGGCCAAATAGTGCATTTAAACCTGGTTCTAGTTCTTTAACTAGCTGATTACGTGATATTGCCATGTTTTATGCTCCTATTATATTCCAACTGCGTTCGGCGCTAGAATGTGACTACAAATCATTACTCTCCATACACTTCCGTCTACGGATACGTCCTGATTGTCAGGATCTCTAGATATTCCTAATAACTTCACCTGATTTACGATAGCGCCTGTGACAGTGCCGAATGTGAAACCCGAAATATAATTCGGTGCTCCAGAGCCTGCATTGTCTACGATTGGTGCAGTTCCTCCTGCATCAGCCTGCGTAGTGCTCGTCAGATTTGTCCGCATTTCAAACATTGTATATGGATCGTCATTGACGAGACAAGTCATGTCTGTTGCAGCATTATTAGGTGCCCAGTTGGACCATGTTGGCTTATTTGTAGAAGGATCAGTATAAAACGACCCGTTTAGTGAACCTAGTGCATTAATAACTCCAGCGCCTGCCGTACCTACGACAACGTATCCTGAAGCTGCTAATAAAACTAAGTCATGATGGTCGATTGCTGTTGTTGACGCAGCTTTCTTCCATTCACCTAAACCGGCGTTATGATCTCCCTGGTGTACGTTTCTTAAAGGTCTCAAACCGAAACCCGTCGTACTTTGGTTAGCCATAGTTTTCTCCAATTGTAAACTACTATACGTAGTCTACGGTTTATATAAATTTCGTTGGTTGAATTGTTAAAAAATTAACGTTTCCTACCACCGAAGGTTGTACGAGACTGTCGATCAATATTGATCGGCATACTCTTATGCTGTTCCTTCATTAAATCGTTGTCTACTGCATCCATCTGATCTTGTCCTAATTTGGAAAAGTATTCAGATCTTTGCTTCGCGATCTCTTCTGGTACCCTTGTCAGCACAAGGCCTCCGTGCCCGATCACCCCTGCGTATCTGCCATCTGGTATTGCTGGATAGTCATCTCCGGGAAATTCATCGGCTCTTACTAACTCATACCCGGACCTTAAGCGTCCTTGTATGTTTTTCGTGTCGAGAAATCCCATGATTTCTACCCTAACCCATCTGTGTCTGAATCCAGTTGGCGCGTTGGGCGTATCTAAGTACGATGGTGGAGTCCAAACTTTCTTACGTAAAGTTTTAGCTCTTGTTTGGCTCGCACGGGAAGTAGTTTTTGTTTCTTTTGTCATATGCTTATTCTCCCTCCGTGAGTCTTAATTGTCTTGCATACTCTTCTAGTGGCACACGCAATTTTTTAGCGATTGCTACTTGTGAAGGTGTGAGTTTCACACTTTTGCGACCAGTCCTTGCACTACGCGTTGCAGAAGCAACGTTTTGTGTAGGTTTATTAATCGTCTTTTCTACAGTATTACCAAATTTCTGAGGGAATTCAAGTCTTATTCTTTTATCAATCTCTGTATAATAAGAATCTGACTTTGGATCATACCCTTCTTCTTCAGTAAGCTTTCTGTGTAGATCAAAAGCTGTGTAGGTCATGGCATTATCTTTGCCAAACCATTCATTCTTTTCCGCCCAATCCTCTGCTTTTGGATCTGGTGGCGGGGTTTGTTGAGTTGGATATTGAGCTGCAGGTCCTTGTTTTCTTCTAGATTCATTAGCAGTTTCTTCCATTTTTTGTCTGCTTTTGATTTCGGCAAGTTTGCCCTGCTCGTATCCTAATTGTGAGATAGCCGTTAAAGCTTCAACTTCCGCTTTTTTATCATCTGCTTCTCTAGAAGCACCTAATTTAGCTTGAGCTGCTGCTAAAGATGATTTGATTCTATTCTCCATTTCAACAGCATAATCTCTATCTAATGTCGTAGCGGTGTGAGTCAACTCATCTCGTTCTCTCATTACACGTTTAGCATAAGTAACAGCTTCTTCTTTCTGTCTCTCTGCTTCACGCATCTTTCTGGTAAGTTTAGCGATACGTTTTTTAACGCCTTCACTATACTCTTCCATTTCTTTCTTTTGTTCTGTTGGTTGTTCTTTTACTTCTTCCTTTTTGTCTGATTCGCTAGCTTGAACATCAGGCTGCTTATCAGGTTCCGCAGGTGTGTCAGCGGGCTTATCACTGTCTTGAGTAGTTTTTTCATCTTTGACTTCTCCTCCTTCAGCTTTTTTATCTAAATCAACTTCAGTTGCTTTTTCGTCAGCATCACCGACATCAATTAGATTTGATGTTTTTTCTTCGTCTCCTTTGTCCATTTCTCGTGGCATAGTTCCTCCCTATGATTAAATTTCGTGGAATATATCTTCAGGGTTTTCCACGGTCGCCAGAACTTCATCGTCATTGAGAAGTCTAACTTCACCCCCATCTATTTTCATTCTAGATCCGGCATATCTAGCAAAAATAACCCAAGTTCCTTTTTTACACCAAGGTCCATCAGGATATCTTTCTTTGTCTTTATAACAATCCGGTCCTACATCTAAAACGAGTCCACAAGTCGATGCTACTTGCGAACGTTCTATAACATCATCCGTTATAAGAATACCCCCTTTAGTTTTCTCCTTCATCTTGAAAGGTAAAACTAAAAGTCTCCAACCCGTTGGCTTAGGTAATTTAGCTGTTTCGGATGTTAGATCTTTTTCAACTTTTTTAGGTTCTTTGTCGTATTTTTCTTGAAGTGCATCCCTATGTTTTGGGACTTCCTTGAGGTTTGATACTGATAACGGTTCCGTCATTTTTTTGCTCCTTTTTATCTAGCAGGCTGGATATTTCCTGACTCATATACTGATACGTTCGTAACTGTCCCAACATATACTGATATTTCTCCATATTGTCAACACCGCCTGAAACCATGGCAGCTACAACATCATCGTGTCTCATTTTAATGATTCTTCTAACCTTATCTACGAATACCATTTCGTCCATTATTTTTTTCTCCTTTTTGTCTTTTTCTTCTTTCCCTTAGGTTTACTACCATAAGCTTTTGTCCATTCTCGAGCGATCTTCGGCTCATTCTTCCATAGATAGCGTCTTTGTTTTTCTGATTTAAATGGCATCTTTCTCCTTATTTGGAATTTCGTAATCTTTTAGTACTTGAAGTTTTTCTTCTGCAGAAGCAACTTTGTGTAATTGGCAATCTAATTCTTTTTGATGATTTAAATGTTCACTGACCCCAACAGAATTTTCTAAAAGTAATTTAATCACAGCATCTGCTGCTGCGATGTCTGCCTCATATTGTTTCTCTAGTGCGTCTATTAAGACTGCTCTCATTAAGCTGATTTTCTTTCTCGCGCCATTTTCTTAAATGTTTTAGCTAAAGCTTTAGCTCTTCCTGTACATCCTGGTTTCGTAATAGGTGTACATTTTCCTTCTGTTCCTCTTTTCTTAATTGAAGCTGTAGCTTTCTGAATCCATTTACCATCTTTAGCTGCAACACGTCCGCCTTTAGCATAGCCCCGATTCAATTCTGAATGGACCCTAGATATTTCAGCTCTACGATTTGGATTGGAAGGTAATGATTCAACACGACCCAATTCTTCTAATAGGTTCGTACGTCCGCCGCCATAATATTTAGCTCTTCCACCTTTAGCATAAACACTTTTTTTAGTCTTCATTGGGAATGCTGCTGTGGAATCAAAATACTGTGGCATTATCTATTAATTTTTCCTCTTTTACGTTTGCCCCATTTTCCATAGGACTCGTCACGTCTGTCTTTGAAAGATTGTTTCTTAGTAGATTCTTTTCCACGTCTTGCGCTGATAGATTCGTCTTCTCTATCTTTGTAACCTTGTTTTTTAGCTTTGCCACCTTTCTTCATACCACTTGAGTATGGAAATCTAACATTGCTTCTTACACCATTTTGTCTCATTATCTTTTAGCGACTCCTCCGCCTCGTTTAGCTATACCCATGGATTTAACACGACCGCCGCTTTTTAAAGCAACTCCGGTTCCACGTTTAGCGATTCCGCCACCTTTAAATAAATTTCCCTGAGCATCATATCTCGGTATGCTGTGATCTGCAAACTTGTGAGTATAAGGACCAAAATCTTTCATCGCATTATGTCTTACATGTATACCAGCATCGTCCATGCCCGATATAGAAGCTCTTCTTCTATTTTTTGCTAAAGCTAGTCCGCCCGCAAGAGCAGCACCAGCTAGTAACGCTTTTTTAAGTTTTGATTTTTTCTTAGCCATAATATTATCCGTAATTGATTGTTAGTATAACTTACTTCTAAATGCAAGTCTATTTCTTCTTAGGTCCACCGTTCCTGAACACTTGTGTTCCTTTTATTCCAAAAATGCTCGCTACGACGGTAATCCACAAAGTTTGGAACCATATCGGGAGTGAGCCAAAATGATGAAAGAAAAGCTCGATCTTCTGCATCATTACCGGATCCTCACTGAAAACTCCCCAGGCGAGAACGATGATCGGCGCCGAAATTATCAAAAGGACGAATTCGTCCTTGTAATCGTTTTGCCGCGCTTCTAAAAGTTTGCCCTGGTAAGATTCCTCACCTCGGGCCATACGTTCTGCATGCAATAGTTGTGCATCAGACATAGCCATTTTAGTTCTTTGTTTATTCGAATAGACTTTGGCTCCTGCTTGAAGAGCCATTTTTGCTAAACCAAACCACATATTAGAACCAGGTAGCTGTTTGTTTTCTAGCTTTACCTACGCCCTTAACTGTAACCTTTGTGCCTTTGTCTATTTTTTGTCCAGGCGTAAAGTCATTAGTTACAATATCAGCTCTAGGGTCTTGTCCTACCTTACCTAGATCAGCTTTGTACTTTTTGCCACCTTCTGGGTATCCTATTGGTGTTTTTGTCATATTTTTCTCCTTTTAAATTTGTATCCTATCTTCTAGGACCTTTCAAGGTCTTAACATCTCTACGTTTCATTCTATCTGAATAGACTTTAACCTCATTAGCCATTTGTTGTTTAGCCAATGAGGTATCGGCTCTTAGTTCAGCGAGGTCTTCATTCTGCTCTAATT